TGATCTTCGCCGTCAGGTTGTCGTACTCGGTGTTGAAACCGTCGTACTTCTGCTGCTCGTCGGCCGACAGGTCGCGGTTTTCCGCGTAAGCGCCGTCAAGCAATGCGCGAGCCTTCGTCAGAGCGGCCGCGCGCTGTTCCATCCAAGTCCGAATCCTTTCATTCATGAACACCCAACTCCTTCTTTTTTAGGTCCAATTGCCTCCGCATCAGTACGATGCGAGCGGGAACGCCGGCCGGAGCCGCGCCCCTGTGTTCCGCGAAAACCTCCTCGCAGCTTCGCACGGCCGCATTCGTTTCGAGATAGGCCGGATACGTCACGATGGACACGTCGAACAGACGCACTTCCAGAAGTGTCCGCTCGTCGATGCCGTCCGCCGTCCGCCAGTCATCCCGGACCGTTTGAAACCCGAAGCTGCACTGGTTGATGTCCCCGCGCTTCACGCTCTCGGCCAGATCGCGCGCCCACTGTGTGTCCGGCGCCGTGACCTCGAAGCGAAGCCCGCGTTCATCTTCCGTCAAAACCAGCGTGCCGGCGCGATTGCGACCCAGCACGTAGTTCCTGTCGTGGTTGAGCAGCGCACGGACATCGTCCGCGGTTAGCGCCTTTGTAAAAGCGCCCGGAGCGATCTGCTCCCGGAAGCCGCCCAAGTCCTGACTCCACGAATTAAAAAGCGCCGCGTACCCTTCGAAACGCAGCGCACCGGAGCCGCCCTCCACCGGAGAAGCGCGCACCTCCGTAGAAAAAGCGCGCACCTCCATGACGGGCTTCTTCTTGCCAGTCAAGCGCATCACCGTCCTTCTCGAATTCAATAAGAAAACCGCCCTTTTCAGAGCGGTCAAACCGAAGCAGGCCCGTCGGTCATTCGTTATCCATCACTGGATGCTGCTCGCACGCAAGGCAAACCGCACGAAAGTCCGGGTTTGCCTCCGCCATGTCTTCTGCCCGAGAGTGCGGCCCCATGCCCTCCGCGGCCATAGAGCACTCAAAGCACTCGCCCTCGTCAATTTCCCGGTCGTACACCGGACAATGATACCGCCTAAAGGCCAAGACGCACCATCTCCCTAACAAGCGCCCGTGTCCGCGGATCGAAGTCCGCCTCTGGGAACGCCGTCCGAATCACCTGCTCGCCCGGCAGGACATACGCGGCTCCGCGCTCGCCGTAATAGCACTCCCACCACCCGCTACCCTTGAAATGCCGGCTCAGCGAAATGCGCGACTCCGCAATGAATGCCCGCGCGTCCGCCTCCGTCGCTTCATGCTTTTTCATGGAATGCTCTGCGTCGAACCGGAAGCCGTCGACCCCATTAATCTGCTTGGCCGGAATGTTCAGCGAACCATACATCCCCGCGCTTTCCAGATACGCCTTCATGTTAGCATACTTTTCTGCGTCTGACAAGGTCTGTATTTTTTCGCCCTTGTCCACCGTGCAAGCGCACCCCTTGTGGAGCGGCGGCGTCAAGGTCGTGACCGGTTGGTCGTGCAGTAGCGTGCAGATTTTGCAGCTGCCCGGCGGAGCCTTCCACACGGCAGAATAGCCGGCGCGGTAAAACCCTGCGACCAACGTCTTGTTGAGAGCCATCGACGCCTCGTGGCGAGCCATTACCTCCGCACGCTTATCCCCCCAATCACCCAGCTTCGACCGGAGCGCGCTCACCGCATCGCCGTCGGCGCCCGCGATGTATCGCTCAACCTGCTTTTGACAAGTGCTGCACAAGCGTTCGTTTGCGTTGCCATAGTAGCCGTTCAGGTAACCCGAGAGCCACCCTTCGGTGACACCGGAATCCGGGCCGACACTGGCCGTGACGCGGTCCATCGCCGTGCGCGCAATGCCCTCGATTGCCGTCTTCTGGTCGGCCGGCATGACGCGCGACAGGTCCGCGTAGTAGACGTCGAGCTCCGTGACGAGCCGCGTCAGGGAATCGCCTGAACGGACGCCCAGCACCCGCTCCGCGAGCCGCACGACGTCCTGCGCCTGTTTGCTCAACCACTTGGAGAGCGCCGCCCGTAGCGCCTCGTAGGCGCCCACGTCGAGGCCCCAGCTTTTGAGCGCGGCGTCTAGATCGTTTCCGGCAGCGCGCCGCTCTCCGCCGGCGGAAAAGGGTCCGAGCGCGCAGCCGGGTCCGGTTTGCCCGGAGCGGCCGGTGCCGTGACGTTCAGCGGCACGCGCATGACGTCCCCGCCCTCGATCGGGTTCATGTTCTCCTTCTCGCGCGCCTCGTTCACCAACAGGAAACCGCCGTCGATGCCCTGCTTGTACGCCTCGTAGCGCGACTTCGTGTCGCCCCGGAGGAAGTTACCAGTATCATGCTCGATGAAGAACCGGCGCCGCTCGGTCGGCGTCATGAGCGCACGCATGAAGCCCTGTTCAAAGCGGAGCATCCACGGAAGCAGCGATCGCTGCAGGTAGCCCAAGTCCTGATGCTCGATGTTCGAGAACGTCGCCCGGTCCAGATCGTTGATCAAGTGCAGCGGCACGCGGTACATCGCCGCGATCTCGGCCCGCTGAAACTTCCGGGTTTCAAGGAATTGCGCCTCCTCCGGCGAGATGCCCAGCGCCTGATACGTCGCGCCCTGCTCTAGGATCGCCACGCCGTGCGAGCGCTTCAGGCCCGTGTACATTTCCCGGAATTGCCGCTCCGTCCGCTCGAACGCCGGATCGCTCATCGGCGCGCCCGGCACGCTGATCACACCGCCCAGATGTGTGCCGTCCTTGAAAAAGCGCGCGCCGAACGACTCCGCAGCCACGCCCAGACCGATGGCCTCGCGCGCGTAGCTGATCGGCGACAGGCCCAGCAGCCCGTCATACGACAGCCCCGGAATGTGCAGGATCTCAAACCGCGAGAACGTCTCGCCCAGCACCTGAAAGCGCACCTGCCCGTTTGTGTCCCGGAACGGAGTGACGTCGGTGTGCATGAGCGGCCAGAGCGCGAGCACGCGCCCGGCCATGTCGTACTCGATGAAAGCGTAGGCATTCCCGCCCAAAAGCAGGTTCACCATCATGGCCTGCTTGAACGACATCGGCGTCATTTCGCTGTTTGGCTCGTCGTGCAGGACAGAGTAAAGCGGATGCGAGCGCGCGCGCTCCTTGCCGCCGTCCTTCGTCCGCATGAACACGTGCATCGGCAGCGCCGCGATGTCCTCGGACAGCACGCGCACGCACGCCTGCACCGCGGCCAGCCGCATCGCCGAATCCTCGGTTACCGCGACGCCGGCCTCGGACGGCACATGCACCCCAAACAGCGTCCCGCCCGGCTGGCGCCCCGGCATGATCTTCTCCAGCGCGCTGCGCACGGCAGAAGCGAAGCCCATACGCACACCCCCTTAAAAACGGATAACGCGCGGAGCGCGCGTCTCATAGATCGATTGGTTCTCACGCCACCGGATCGCCCGGTCGAGCGCCATCACGAGCGCCACGATGCCGTCGACTTTTTCCGGTGACTTTTCCTTGTCCGGCTTGATGTTCCCGGCAGGGTCAATACGCGCGACCACGTTCTCGGCCATCCAATCAAGGACCGGATGATTGCCGTGCCGGATGCCACGCTCCAAGATCAGCCGCTCCAGTTCCTTCGCCGGCGGCGACATCGACGCGAAGCCCTGGCCGAATTGTACCAGCGTTGTGCCGGAACCAGCAAGCTCGTGCTCGATGTCCGCGCGCAGCTTCGCAGCGCCCCAGCGGTCGAACGCGATCTCCTGAATCTCGAAGTCGGCGCGAAGCGCCTCGATGCGATGAAGGATGAAGTTATAGTCCGTCACCTCGCCCGGAGTCGCCTCGAGCACACCGGCGCGCACCCACGGAACAAGGTCGATGCCGCCCTTCCGGCGCTGCTTTAGCCGCTCCTCTGGGACCCAGAAGAACGGAAGCACGTCGAACGTCCCGTCCTCGGAAGGGAACACGAGCACGAGCGCGCAGAAGTCGTCCGTGCTGCCAAGATCAAGCCCGGCATAGCACCTCCGCCCAAGAAGGTCCGCATACCGGACCACGCCGGCCGTCGCATTCCACGCGTCCCGGCGAATCCAGCGCGTCAGGTTTTGCACCCACTGATTCAGGTACAGATGCCGGAAGGACACCTCCAGCGTCGGCAGTACCTGCGCGCGCTTGGCGTACGCCCGGATTTCCGCTAGGTCGCGGAACGCGCCCGCGGAAGGGTTCGCCTTCAGCCAAGTGCGCTCGTCCCAGATATCGTCCGCTTCCTCCGCCTCATAGATCAGCGGGTAGAAAGTCGGGTCCGCCACCTCGCCGGATTGAACCTTCTTCCCGTATTGGTAAAGTTCGTAACACAAACTCTGCAAGTCTGTGCCGGCCGTCGTGATCGTCACGAACAGCGGCTGACGCCGAGCGCCCATGCCGGTCTTCAGGACGTCGTACAGGTCGCGGCTTTTGGCTTCGTGGAGCTCGTCATAGATGACGAACGACGGGTTCAGACCGTGCGCCGTCGCGGATTCACGGGAAAGCGCCTTATAGAACGATTCCGTCTCGTGCCGCACGATGCGCTTTGTGGCGTCGTAGATCGTGCAGCGCTTCTTCAGCGCTGGGTTCGCCCGGATCATCGACGCCGCCATGTTGAACACGAGCGCCGCCTGATCGCGGTCGTTCGCCGCGGAGTAAATCTCCTGACCGTACTCCGGCGAACAGAACAGCTGATAGACCACGCACGCCGCGATCATCGTCGTTTTGCCGTTCTTCCGAGGAATCTCAACGAACGCCTCGCGGTATTGCCGCGTGCCGTCCGGGTTCACGGTGGCAAAGATGTCCGCGAAAAAACCCTCCTGCCACGGCAGCCACTTGATGCACGGACGGCTCAGGATCGAGCCGCCCTTCGGGTCCTTCAGCAGCCGCACGAAGCGCAGGACATGGTCGGCCTTTGCCTGATCGATCACGGTGGATCACCGCCCTCGCTAACCGCCGCGCAGCAACCGCTCCATTTCGTCCACCTCGCTCTGTGCTTCCGGCAGAACCATGCGCCCGCGCGCGGCCGGCGTCATTCCAAACTCGCGCGCCCAATCGCGCATTTCTTTTCCGTATGCCCGCAGCATCCGCGACTGCGGCAGTTCGTCCAAGTAGACGCTGCCCGGCTGCGTTGCGGCGTGCGGCTTGTATACAAGCATGTTCGCCTTTGCCAGATCGCCCGCCATCTTGCGGAAGTTCGCGTACATGATGCAGTACGCCTCGAGCGCCTTCAGGTCGGCGACCGTCAGCAGATGGATCGCGGCCAGCATCGGCGCGTTTTCACGCCAGCACTCCTTAGCCGCATCCGGCATGTACTCCGGCGGCTCCGGCACGGCGCCCGGAGCGATCTCCATCGGCTTAGGCTCGGCCGCCGCCCGCCGCTCCAGATCGGGAATCTTCGACGGGTTTCCGTTCAGCATGTGCAGCGCCGTCGGCTTGCGCGGCCGGCCTCCCTTGTTCCCAACCGCCATCAAGAACCACCTCCAAACAGGTTTCGACGGTAAAACTCAAACAGCGCCTCGTCGTTTTCAAACGAAAACTGCTCGATCTTCGGGTTTTCGTTCAGGTTTGAGGACGTTTCAATCACATACCAATTCCCGGCCGTGCGCGCGAGGATCACCTTGCTGTGATTTTTCAGGCTCGCGTACCCCCAGCCGTTGCGGTCGCAGACCGCCTTAAAAAATGCGTAGTAGTCGTACTTCTCCGACTTGCGCGAATCGTCCCACTCGACAAGCCCCGACAGAACGAAGCGCGCCGTGCCGATGCGCCCGGTTCCGTGGAGCCGCTCAAGCTGCCCGATCTCCTTTGTGCCGACGCGGAACGTCGAGCAGTACAGATCGAGGATCGGCTCCTTTTGCGCGAGCCACATGATCAGCGAGCAGGAGGACCACCCGCCTGCATCCGAGAGCATCTTAAAACACTCGCCCGGAGCCGGCGGTGCGTCGAGCAGGCGAAGCAGCGTGTGCAGCGACCGCGTCAGGTCGAAGCACACCCGGCGCTTTGCCTCCATCTTCAGGAGCGCGCCGGACGGCGCTGCGTCGACCGCCGCGTCCAGACCGTTGCCCTGGCCATCGTCCTCCGCCATGAGATCGAGGATGTCGAGCGAGGATTGCCCGCCCAGCATGCTCAGAATGTCCGTCGCCTCGCTCATGACAGCCCCGCCTCCGAATACGGAATCTTCCGCCCGTCGCGGAGCAAGAACACGTCCGTCCGCGCCGTGAATTCGACATACCGCTTCACGATCTGGTCGCAGTAGAACGGGTCCAGTTCCATCGCGCAGGCTTTCCGGCCCTCGCTCTCGCAGGCGATCAGCGTCGAGCCGGAGCCGCCGAACGGGTCCAGCACGAGATCGCCGCGCCGCGAGGAATTCTTAATCAGCTTGACGAGCAGCCCGACCGGCTTCATCGTCGGATGCAGGTCGTTCGCCGCGGGCTTTTCAAAGTAGATCGCGGAATCCAGCGCGCCGGTGCCGTCGTCCAGCACCTCGTATTCGCGCGCCTTGATCGAGATCGCGTGCAGCCCGTCCGAGAACGTGATCACGTCGCCGTCTTCCCGGTGTTGCACCGACACGCAGCCGCCGTCCGGCAACACCGTTGTCTTTTTCCGAGCGCCGTACCACTTGTGCGAGCCGTCCGCCCGCCACCCGTACAGGATCGGCTCGTGCCGCCAATGATAATCCGACCGGCCCATGACGAGCGAGGATTTCACCCAGACAAGGACCTGCGACAGGTAGAAGCCCGCCTCCTGAAACGCCTCGCGGAAGTTCACGCCCTCCGTGTCCGCATGGAACACGTAGCACGGCGCGCCGGGCTTCGCCGCCCCGCACATGCACACGAACGCGTCACGCAGGAAAGCCCGAAACGCGGCGTCCTCCATCGAGTCATTTTCAATGCGCGACACCGCACGCCGGACAGATTGCGTGTTCTGGGAGTCGACCTTCGCTTCATAGGCGACGTTGTACGGAGGATCGGTGACGATCAGCGAAGCGGCCTGCCCGTCCATAAGCACCGCCATGTCCGCGGCGCTCGTGGAGTCGCCGCACATCACGCGATGCGCGCCGAGCAGCCAGACGTCGCCATTCACGGACACGACCGTCTCGCCCGGCTCTGGCAGCGCGTCGCCCTTCGCCGCGGCCTTCTCGCCAAGCAGATCGTCGAGCTCGACATCGTCAAACCCGGACAGGGATTGAAGATCGCCGTCGAGAGTTTTCAGCAATTCCGCGAGCGCCTTCTCGTCCCAATCGCCCGCGATCTTGTTCAGCGCGACGTTCAGCGCCTTCTCGCGCCCCTCGTCCAGATCAACGACGGACACGTCGACCTCGGTGACGCCCATATCGCGCAGGACGGTGAGTCGCTGGTGCCCGCCGACCAAGCGCGAACGGCGCTCATTCCAGATAAGCGGCTCGACCAAACCAAACTCGGTGATCGAGCGCTTTAGCTTTTCATACTCCGCGTCGCCGGCCTTCAGAGCCTTCCGCGGGTTATATTCGGCCGGAAACAGGTCGTCCAGCCGCATGCGCCGAATAATCAAGATTCCGCCGCCCTTCGCTGGTTTTTGTGCCTTTTCCCGACGTTTCTTATCAGATTTCGCACGATTTCCTCGCGTTCTGCCTCGTCCCGGGCTGAAAGAACGCGCCCGCGAGCGGAAAGCAGCGCCGCGCGGTCGATTTCGCCCGCGTCGTGCAAAAGTTTCAGCGTTTTCAGGCATTCTTTGATCGCATTGTCCACTTTTTCCACCCCCCGGCTATGAGTTTCCCGACCGGTTGTTCTTGACTCCCAAACGCTTCACCGCGGTAACGCGGTAGAGATTTGGCCCCCCTACCCCCGGTCTCCACGCGCACAAGGCATCAACGAAACGGTGTGCGCTCCCGAGCAGCAACTTCATCATCGATATGTCGAGCGCGCCCAAAGCCACCGTCCTCGAGAGCCGTCTTCTCAGAGTGACATGAGTGACAAAGGCTTTGCAGGTTCAACGGGTCAAAGAACAGGCGCTCATCATTGCGATGGGGAACAACGTGGTCCACCTCGCTGGCCAGCGTGTACCTGCCAGCACGCAGACACGCAGCACAGAACGGTTGTGTGGTTAGCTGCTGCCTACGCAGCGCAACCCACTGACCCGAGCGATACAAGCGCGCCGACTCTTTTCTGTGTTCGGTTGAACGGTATTCACGAGCACGCCCGGCGGCATGCCGCCCACAATAAGCAGAACCACGTGCCGCATACCCCACGCATCCTGGCTCCTTGCATGCTCGGTTTGGCTTTGTGTTTACGCCCACGTCCACACCCCCGTCACATGGTCACCCGGATCTTTTTTTCCTTGCCTCGGAGCAGGATTTCCTGCTCGGCGTGTACAGCCGGCAGCATCTGCTTTTTGAGCGCGTACCCGCCGTACTCCATCCAAGCAGTAGCCACCGCCACCTTGAACGGTTTGATCGACACGCGGTTGTTCTGCGCGTCAATGACCACCTTGCCCGGCTGTGTTACCCACGGCTTGTGGGAGTGTGCCACGATCAACAGGTCCAGCCCGTCAATCGCATAGGCGAAGCGCTCGTTTCGGTTTACGGCAGCGCCGGTCAAGATACCGCCGCCCGCGCCGTGTGTCGCGCAGATCGTGTACGTCGGGTTTTTCAGCCCGTTCCCGTTCTTTTCACCGAAGCGCAGCGTAATGAAGCACGCGCAATCGCGGTAATAATCCTCAAGGTCCAGCTTGCAGGCGACGTCGTAAAGCGGATTATCGTCCGCCTCTTTCACGGAGCGCTCCTCGTGGTTTCCCGGAGTGATCGCGAGGATGCGGTCGCGCAGCGGCCCAAGCTGCTCAATCAGCCAAGCCTTCTGCTCGCGCGGCCGCATCTTCTCCGCGTAGACGTTCGACACGGTGTTCTTCAGCGCGTTATTCATTGCGTCCCCGACGATGATCAACCGTGAATCCGGCTCGCGCAAGACCTGCGCCCGGAAGTCCAGCCAGACCTGTTCCATGAATTCACGAGAGCCGACATGCAGGTCCGCCACCGCGTACAGCTTCAGGTCGCGCCGCGGGAACGTGTGCACAATCGGAATGAAGTCATCAAGCACAGGCCACACCTCCTCCAAAAACAGAGCAGGCCCGCTTTTCAGCCGGCCCGCTCCTTTGCAGCGCTCTCGCGCTACGCTCGATGATACCAGTATAGCACGGAAAACGTCTTAAAACGTCTTATCTTCCGCCTCGAAGTCGAAATGTTCCGACAGCGCCATCACCGCAACCGCCTCGAGCCGCTTCACGCTGCTCAGGTCGTAATGCAGCTTGAGCGAGATGTACGTCCACTGGTGCCCGTCGATGTAACGCAACTCCACGATCCGCTTCTGGATCGATGGAAGTTCCGCCACAAGCCCGTCGATCATGACCTTCCGTCGGAGGATCGCGCTGATGTCCGAGGACGCAGACCGGGCCGCCTCCAAGTACATCTCGCGCCGCCGCTCCAGTTCCTCAACCGCGTCAGCCACCGAATCACCCCGGGCACCGCCGCCCGGCATGCCGGTCAGATTCTGCGCTTTGAGTGTGTCGCACGCGTCCTCCGCCCAAACGCTGAAGCAGCGCAACTCGTCCTCCAG